AATATCAAATAACCTCTCTGACATTTGATTGACAATAAGCTTCACAAATTTAGGTAACACTTGTAGGGGTCTCCAATCATAATTAGTATAACTGGAATCCTTAACACCTAAAAGGTCTTTGTATATTTTAGAGTCTTGTTCACCCCTTGCATACAACCTTAGGTTATGGTATTTACTCCTCTTATCATAATAAGAACAAGTGCCTCCCCCTTGCTCAGGACGAAAGAACCACTCCCATTCAATTCTTTTTGCAAACTGAACCCCATAACTATCTTCTTTTTTCTCCTCATCCGGAGCTAAAATATCTGGGAAACCTTTTCTACTGAATAAATCCTTAAATTCTTTTTTCATTGTATTTCTTTACCAAATGAACCTTTGTTGTTATACTTCTTTAGAATACTTCCAATATCTATTTTCTTCTTCTCTGTTTCTCTACCCCTATACTTTTCCCCTTGGCATGCCATGATACATAGTCCTGAAGATATGGTAGCATCAAATTTAGTCCTTTTATCGGGGTCAAATTTTAACCAGTCTACTAGGGTTTCTTTAAATGGCATATCCCCCATTTCATCAATAGGTCTTAGCATTTTAGCCTTATCATGGTAAACTCCTACATAATCCTGTACCCATGTACCAATTGCACCTATATGGGAATCTAGTATATCTTGACCTGACATCATTTGCCCCCCGTATTTCTTCTCGTTATCATTAAGTTTGTGTTTAGGTCTATCTAACCTATCCATTGCAAAACCCCTGTAACCTCTGTTGAACATGTGCCTCAACAAGTCTAACCTGTTAGATTCAACCAGTATAGGTGCCCCATAAAACTTAATACATTTTATAACATCCTCAAAAAATATAAACTCATCAGAAGGTCTAGCTAAATATTCTACAACAAACTTGTTTGCAGGGGCACCTCCATCCGGTAAATTTACGGTTTTTCCGTGTATACTTCCTTTTGAACCTTCCCCGTGGGTACTCTTGTACGAAAAGGGGTCACAACCGAACCTCACACAATTTGTGTTTAAAGGGTAGAACTTGCCATTTGACTCCCTAACTCTATTTTGTAGATCAAAAGTGCCATCTGCTCTTGAAGGGAGCCAGCTAACCTTAAACCTACCATCAGGCCTTGGGTGAAACTCTACTTTTGCATCAACAACTCCATCCACCCACTCAAAATTACCAACGGTGAATTTCTCTTCGTCTGCTAATGCTTGGTTATAATCATTCTGCTCTAGTATCTTCTCCATGTTAAAAACACATTCAGTGGCTTCATCCCTCATCATGTGCTCTAAAGTTCTAGGATAAGTTCTTATCTGCTCATTATATGCCTTCTCACTTTGCCTTCTTTTTTGTTCTTCAATAGCTTTTAAATAGTCTAAAGAGCCTTGAACTATTATTTCACCAAATACATTCTTAACTTCCTTCTCTGGTTTTATATCCCAACACTTACCATATATATCGGTAAATTCCTCCATGTTGTTTTGAGCAGGGAGAAAATGGAAGTATAAACCAGTGGCTGTCTTCTTCGTTCTTGGATCCCTCTCTGATACAAATGAACTTGTAATAAGTTCTACACCCTGTTCCCCACCTTTTGCGTGAAGACCCATGGTGGAACCAGCTAACATTTTACCCTTAACTCTTCCGTTAGGCATCATTGTAGGTGCAACCATACTAAGGTGAGTTATCACATCGTTAGGTGACTCTATTTTAAATACTTCATCTAATATATAGGTATCTAATTTTATGGAGTCATAACTACCGTTCTTAGTATTTCTCCAGTCCATACTTGTGTTCAAGTATTCTGAAATATTCATATCCCTAGACTTCTTTTTTACCTTACTGTTGTCAGAAGGGGCACTAAAATATAATTCTTTTGGTGAATCTAATTTACCCCTAACAACTGGCCTAAACCAGAATGGTAAATTTAAAAATGCATAAGATTCCTTTGCAAAAGCTTCTTCACCATCGGCTCCGGACTTACTCATAAGACCGTGCTTTGTATTTGATGTTGAGGTGGCTCTATTAACCTTTACTGCTATAGCACAATACGTAAAACCGGTTCTCCTTGATTTACCAAATAGGATACCTAAACTCCTGTTATCAACTAAACAGGCCTCTATAAAATAAAAAAGGTCTCTTTGAGCCTCCCTGTAATTCATAAAACCCCCATCATCAAGCATCTTGCAATAAGTTAATGCAAAATAGTGGTGGCCAGTTAAATAGGTTGCTACCCCATTATTATAAAACCAAACCCCTTCCATTCTCCTTCTTAACTCTTCTACAATGTAGTCGTGCCAATCATCTGAATTTGATGTGGTAATTCTAGGTTGTTCTGGTCTTTTCCAATGTTGATCCTTTTTTGGTAGGTCATGGAAAAGTATGTCTTTCTTGTTTTCTGGTTCTTGGGGTAGGATTATTAATAAATCGTCAATCTCCCTTGTATCACCTTCTGTACTGTGAGGGTCTATTATTACACCACCCTCAGTATTAAGTCTTTTTTTATAATAAACAGATCTGTCCACAAAAGCACCTTTAGCAAACTTTTCTGGGTAACCAAGTTGAAAGTCATTGTCTTTCATAGTTAAATCTCCGGACTCTAGCTTATCCCTGAGATCCCTTACTTCCCTCTCAATATCTAGTATTGACTCTAGTATTATAGGTTTGGAGTTTATTGCAGAATCATGTTTGTGAGCCTCTAACGTATTAAAATCAATCTCAATACTAAGTGCCTCCCTTAAAATACTCAAGGAAGAATCAGCTGCTTTTACAACACCCTTTATATATTTCTTTATTACCTTATCTGAAGGTTTACTTGGGGAGTCTATCCACCTCTCTATAATCTTCTTTGCACCACTAAGAGAACTTGTTTTAGATTTAGCAATAGATTTCATTCTCTCCGGCTCCACTTCAGAAAGTTTCTGCTCACCTAGGAAGTCAAATTCTAACCCCTTTATTATGGTATCTAATGCTAATTTTATTTCTGTTGAAAGTCCTATCATAGTATTGCTAAAATATCTTTGGTTTTCATCTTGTAATAGATTTCCCCTTCTATTTTAAATTCGTGTTCACTATATTTTGAAAAGGCTACTTTACAGCCTGTCTCTAGACCTTGAGCACGTAAGGCTTTGTTATTGAATGCAACAATACCTTTTTGATGTTCCATACCTTTATAGTCCTTCTCAAGGCCAGAAAGTAGTGCGGTTTCATCTTCTTTAAATGGTATAGGTTTAATGAATACAAATGGGTCTAAGGCATTCCAACCTAAACCACTATCATACATAAAAACTTCAGTTAGTGGTACAAAGTACTTACCACCCCCCAAATAATAGTCCCCGTTTGTTTGGTTTCCATTGACATCATTCTTCTTTCTAAATATATTGTGGTGAGCAATTATATCATCCCCTTCGTTTATAATAACAAAAGATGGGGATTCAACTACCTTAGCTACCCTCACTATACTTTCAATACTCTCTATTGTAGAATTAACTATTAAGGTTTTGTTGTCACCTAGGTCAACTTCATTGTCATATGCCTTATCTAGCTCTACTATTAAATAGTTAAGTGTAGACATTAATCGAAGTTTATATTATTCTCTACTACGACTGGTACATCATAAACCGTTTTCCATAATACACCACCATCACTATTTGATAAGTAAATATCATACGCTATTTTATCTTGTTTAGCATATTCCCCATTTACTGAGATTTTGGATATTTTATACGGAATGCCTTGTAGGTTCATCTCTTTACCTACTAAAAAGTGCATTGCACCATTTGGATAATCTTTTCCAACTGATATTTTTCTTATTTCTGTTTGCATTATAGTATATTTTAATTTAACCCCTACAAAAGTAGGGGTTTTTACTGTGTGCTAATAATCTAGCTTGTAGCTATTATAAATAATATTACTGGAATAAATAATGTTGCAAAATAATCCCAAGGATCCCCGTCTTCTGTTCTTACAAGTTCTCCATCCACTTCCTTTTTCCTGAAAAATTCATCCCAAACCTCTTTTGCCATTCCTGCTGCAATAGCACATAGGAGTCCAATAGCTGGGGAAAAGTAATAAGCCCCTAATAAATAAGCGAGTGTTCCAGCAACTAAGTGATACAGTTTATCACGTTTCCAAAGATGATTTAAAAGCCATTTTAGCATAATTTCTATTTTTTAATTATTTTTTTAATCTTGTTGTTTTCGGTTCTAGCGAATGTCGCCTTCGATGTCTCCATTGATGGAATCGCTGTTCCAGAATACTTTTTACCTCCATACATCCAACTTACCTTTTTACCTTTTGCCATAATTTATATTTATTTATCGTTGTTTATAATCCTCGATTTTACTTAAATCAAATTGTTTATTTCCAAAGAATACTTCCGCATCTTTCAAAGTGCCTTGGAAAACCATTCTACCAGCCTTGTATTTTAGTGTGCCTTCATTAGAAGCTTCAAGTACATGGATGATTTTATTTTCTGTGTAAACTACTAATACCATTGTATATGTTTTTAAGGTGCTAATTCTACTAAGTGTCCATAATTTTCTACTAATACATATATTTTCTCTGCATTATTTGCAGGGGTGCCATTGCTAATACCTAAAGAAAAACCACTAGGAGCTTGAACTGAGTTTTCAACCGTAAACCAATCATTACCATCTCCCCAAGAAATATCTCTAAATTGTTCTGGAAAGCCTGTATTTTGGGCCTCAGTTGAGCTTGGATCTAAAAATCCATTTTCAGTACATAGAGTGTAAAAATTTTCAATAAAACTTTGGAAAAGAGGGTTGGTT